GATATACGCATCCAGTAGCTTCATCGAGACCGTGCGGAAGCGTTCAATGCTCTCTGGCTCAGACTTGATGACCCGCTTCGTATCGATCCCTCGCGATTCCATCATCTGGTTCGTGACAGCAGACTCCGTATCGAAGTAGAAGATCCGCGCCTTCTTGTCGGCGGCAAGGAAATTCTTGATGATGCCCAGCGCAAAGAATGTTTTCCCCGTTCCTGGGTCGCCCGCGAGCACGACGGCCTTGTTGTTGGGAATGCCGCCAAACAAGGTGCCCGACATCGCCGCATTAACGATGTAGCTCCCTGTGTCAATGTATCCCGTGAACTCCGCTGCGGACAGTCCCTCACTGGCAACCATCGTGTCGTCGTTATCCAGTTCTTTAATAAACGACTTGAAAAAATCTGTCATGCTATACCTCGTCTCCTAGTCTATCTGACGACCAACATATTGTCAATCAAAAAGTGATTCTTCGTGTTGCAGCGTCCAGCCGGCAGCCTTGAGAATGGCATTCAATGGCTCGGTGAAGGACTTTGCGAATTGTGTATTGTAGTCAATGTATTGCTCGATGTTCCATTCTGGTGGGCACCCGTCGGGCGCGGACATCACATGCGTAAAAAATGGATTCTCTTGTCGCAGATAGGCATACTTGATCTTTTCACCGTCCATGATCCGTTCATACTGCTTGGTCAACTCTGTGCGATCCAAGTTAGCATTGAATGCCTTGGCACCGGCAACGGCTATCGGTACACTTCTAAACTGCTGCGCATACTTCTTCAGTCCGTTCACGGAACGTGGAAAGGCGATATCCTCAAAGGGCGCTCCCACAAATTCCGTTTCGCATTTCGTGACATACGCCCAGAGGTCGGATTGTGTACCATTCAGTAGATACCCCAGCGCCGTCTTGAGCATGTTTTGACAAAGCGCGGGTGTGCTGGACTTGATGGCTTCAATCCCCATCATCTTGAGCTTCGGCTTGATGGTGCGCGCCCCTTCCGTATCATAGACGTTGAGGATATACCGCTTCTTGGCTGTCCAGACGCCCTTGTCAGCAATCACGTCGCGCACCATAGACAGACAGGGCGTCGTCACATGAAAGTAATCCGCGATGTCCACGAACGTCTTATTGATAACGGGCAGGACCTTCGCTTCACAGAATTGGTGCAGGGCCTCAACGATCTCCGCGGTCGTCTGTCGTCCCGATAGCTCCGCGATAGGCGCCATATTCACATAGACGCTATCGGTATCGGAATACACGATATAGTCCGTATGCTTTGCGGGCTTGAGCACGCGATTGAGATACGTGTTGATGTCCTTCGCGACCCACTGAATGATCAACTGCCCCGTCACGGTGACGGCTTCCGCCATCCGCACGTCGAAGAAGCGGAAGTATTCCGACCCCATCGCGCCATACGCGGAGTTCAGATTGACCTTCCGCACTTGCTGGTTGTTGTCACACGACGCAATTTCGGCCTCTAGGGCCTTGACCTGTGCTGCGTAATCGTCCACGTCAGGCGTCGTCTTGAGCGCAATGAGTTTCTTCTTTGCCGCGGTCATGAGATGCTTATATCGGATACGCTCGTCATACAGCGTCTTGAGCATGTTCGGTAAGAAGCCCTCGACATCTCTGTGCGTGAGCACCCCATTGGCGGTCATGCACACGTCTTGTTCCTTGAGCCATTCGGTATCCGCTTCCTGCTGAAGCAAACGTTCCACAGAATACACTTCAGGCCGGTCCGCATACAAGGTCTCTGGGCTGAGGTTCCACTGTCGGATGATGTGTGGATACATCGACGCCACGTCAAATGAACAGATCCATTTGTGCAGTCCGACCAGCGGCTCCTTCACATACGCACCTTCGTATTGGTCTTTCTTGGTCTCACCTTCCTTGCGCGGAGGAATTTGACGACCATCCGCTCGGAGCTTGTGGTAGATCATGATATCCCACAGACGCACCTGCTTGAAGCAGTCTACGAAATTCGATTTGGCTGTATAGGCAATCGCGCAGACGAGCGCCAGCAACTTCTTCTTCTGGTCCAGTTCGTCTACGAGCACCACGTCGTTGATGTTATACTCGATGAACTTCTGGTAATCATGCTCATACAATTTCGCGAGTGAGCGGTGTTCCTTGTAGGACACCTTGCGCTTACCCAGTTCAATGTGCGCAATGTTGTCCAACCGGTAGCTCGCCTGTTGCGTGTAGGTGAGCTTCTTATACATCTCCAGGTAGTCCAAAATCGTGACGCCCCGAATGTCAATGACGGTCTGTGGACGACCCATCAAGGTGACCTGACGTTCCGCAAATCGTTCAAAGGGACTAATCAACGACACCAGTTCCGCCGTGAAGATGCTTTTCATACGAGCAATCAAATACGGCATATCGAAGAACTGCACGTTCCAGCCCGTCACAATGTCGGGATAATCCCCATCCGCTTTCCAGTCATCAAGAAACCGCACGAGCAATTCTGCCTCATTGTTACACTTGACATAGGTCACGTTCGCGGGTGCCACGAAGTCCTTTAGTCCATACACGACGATGCCGGTCTGCTCCATGTGACGCCAGAGGATCGTGATCGAGATGATTTCCTGCCATGGCTTTTGTGGAGTGGCGAACCCTCCCTCAGACGCCACTTCGATATCGATGTCCCATACGTAGAGCTTCTCCATCGACCAGGGCACGTCTTTGTTCCCGTAGGTATCCGACAGCATCATGTATTCGGGTTGGATATCACCGTAGACTTGTCCCTTCCGTTTTTCAAGGAACTCTTTTCCATCATAGACCGTATCGCACATGTGGGGCATGAGCGGGGTGCCATCGAAGCCCCAATGGGTCGCCTGGTCTTTGTGTTGTTCACCCAGCGGGACGTAGTAGAATGGTGCGTATTCACTTTCCACGAACACGGGTGAGCCATCAGACTTTCGTTGCCGACCATAGACGCGATTGCCAATGGTCGTGACATACGTGTATTGGTCTGATGCCTTCAGCGTCTTGCGAAAGCTAACAGCTTTAGAGGTGTGCTTCATAGCGTGTCCTGTGGAGGATGGCGGTGGGCGTCATCATCCACAGTAACAGATTACGAACGAGGCGTCAAGTTCAATGGGCCGCCTGAGGGGATCAGAATTTCACTGGTCGCCTGATGCCACATTTTTTCCATCGACTCCGACACCGGCAAAATCCACATCACATGCTTGTCGTCCAAGACCACGCGCTCGACCTTCTTGAGATAGGGACGCAGCGGGAGTGGAGCAATCTGCCAACGTTCTGTGGCTTGGTCAAATCCCACATTTGGTACAATGGGACGCTCGACAATGTACTGCTTATCTTCGGGGTCAAAAAAGATATGCCCCAGGTAATCCTCACCCGTGATCAAATGCACGTTCTGGATGCCCAAATCCGTAGAAGGGCGTCCGACAATATCCGCGTCAATCAGGTATCCCATTATTGCACCTTCGCAAAGAGTTTTTCCCGCAGTTGCGCATGACTCCAAACGATAGTCGTTTTGGTTTTGCCGTCTGCAACCACCGGTTTCTTGTAATGTAGCCGCTTCGCCTTCGCAGCACTTCCGTTCGCTCTCGATTCACGTCCCATAATTTACTCCGTTGAAGAATACAAAGCGTATTCTGCTTTCCGCCGTCTCAACAATCCCGCCGATTCGTGCAATTCTCCCGTCTTTGGGTCATGCACCTTGTCCCATCGTGTGAAGTATGTCTCAGCAACAGGCACGCCGCCATTGATGTTCTTGAGAAGGGACGAACTCGCGAATGCGGTCACCCCCACATTGTACGTGAAACAGATCAACGCATCCGCTTGATTCGGGGTCAGTGCCACCCCACCATGCACGAGGCGTGCGATGGCATACGCCGTCTTCGCACATTCATGCGAAAGCAGTTTCTCAGCGCACCGCAGCGAAATTGGCGCATCCATGATCATCACGGGCTGTCCATCGGCATAATGCGTGCTCCCATAGCCAACCGTAGGAATCCCTGCGATGTCCAAATACGGGGTCAATTTACAACCCTCGAAGGACTTCAGCAAAAACAATCCTTTTGATCCTAGTGTAATCATGCAACCCCCGTTGAGCCAAAGCCACCCGTCCGCGTCGATTCTGGAACGGGAAGCTGCTCGAATAGTGCCACTTCACCAAACACCGGCTGCGCAACGACGCGAGCAAATCCCTGGTTCAGCGGACCCCATAGCGACTCCACAGCAGGAAGAAAAACCCACTGACAAATGCGGTCGCCATGTTTGACTTCAAAATAGTCTCGTTCATCGGGTCCACCCAAGCGGGAGGGAGATGTTGGTGCGAGATAGGTGAGTAAGGTATTACATTCTCCACGATAGTCACTATCGATGATCCCTGGTGCGTTCGTGACAATGATCCCCTTCTTGGCTAAACCACTGCGCGAACAGACCATCATCGCGGTCCCTAGTGGAAGGGCGATATACAGCCCTGTCGGAATCATCACTGTCTGCAACGGAAAGATGCGAAGCGGGCCATCAGGAAGATATGCCCGCACATCGAAGCCTCGCGCTTGGGTCGTGGCTTGAGAAGGCAGTTCAGGTTCCCACGGAGAACCCTCTTTGGTCTTTCTGTAAATTTGGATGGTATTTTGTGGATCGGACATTACATCAACTTCGTTTCATCCGCGCATTCCGTCAGGATACGCGCCAGAGCTTGGCGCACCTGATAGATATTGTGTGCGCGAGCCTGCGGCTCGCCCTGAGATTTCGTATAGACGACCATGCGAAGCGCCATGGTCATGATGGCACTAAGCACTTCACCACCCGTCGTTTCGTCAAGGTTGCCAAACACTTCCATGCCCTTGAAGGCGGATTGCACGAGAGCTTCCACCACGTCTTGTCGTACTGCGCTGATCACTTTCACATTATTATCCATAAGCACCTAGATACGTTTTTTACCGATTTCGTATTTCGCCACAAAGACCCAGTCGCCCTTTTCACGAAAGGGGAGCACTGTAATCTGACCAGGAGGCGTTGTCGGGCACGCTGATCGAGTAGCATCTACGAGGATCACCAAACCCCAATCTGCAATCATATTGGCGATAGTATTCCGTCGTCCCTTGTCCGCGTCATCAAACTGCGTCTGCCCCATTTTCCCGTCGAGCAGAAAAAGTTCTTTGAAATGAACAATGTAGTACCGTCCCTGCTTGTGCAGAATGTGACATGATTGGAACAGCTTCTTTTCTTTCCGCGAAGCGACCCCGATACGTGTGAGCGTTTCTTTCACCTTCAAAAAATCATCAGGTGAAGGAAGTGTGACTTCTATACACTCACGAATGACAGCCGTCACATGCGGAGGCGGCGTCGAAATATTTTCGGGTACCATGGGCTGTCCTTCAGACAGCTACCGGCGACCACCTTTTTCGAGGCGTGCCCGAATCACTGTCAATTGTTCTGGTGTATGAAGCGGCAGGAGGGACTTGGCTTGCTTATAGGCGCACCCATAATATTCTCCAATCCGTACCACATCTTCATCGCACTCGCTTTTCTGCCATTTCGCAAACCGTTTGCGACTTCTAAGCGTATTTAGTAAAAATGCCGCTTGGAGTCGCTTGTCCAGAAACGGACGTTCGTTCATGCAATTGGCAGCGAGAACACTATCTTCATGATACGAAAAATTTCTGTTGACGAGAAAAGGAATATATTCCTTCTCAAAATCCACGTCGTCCAGCACGGACGCATCTCTGGTAGAAATAGCCCCAATGACCGCGAACAGTCTACTTGCCAAGACGCCACCACTTGCGAGCGACTTCCAGTTCGCGGTCCGCGATGTTATGCGCATCGTTCTCTCGCGCCGCGTCCGCCAGCGCATCTTGTAGGTTGCCTATGAAATCTTCGGCTTCTGCCACACTCAACACAAAGGATGACCCATCAAGTTCAAAGCATACGGCCGCGGGCTCAATCGGCGCCACACTCACCTTGGGGTTTTGCACATCACCTGAATATGCCATTACCGCCACTCCGCCTCGTGCATGATCTCGATGAGACATGCCAACGCATTCAATTGTTTATCTGCACAGAGACCGGCTCTGTATCCGTAGTCCGCCATTTGAACAATCAACGCAGGAAGCGAACTATCCTTCACCCGCTTGGGAGTCTGGTCTGCCAACATCCGATAGAATGTGGTATCGTCCATATCATCATGCAACGCCACCCACTTGCGCACACCAGAAAATTCTTGGGCCTTGAGTGCGGCAAATAACTCGTCCACGTCCTTGTCGGTAATTTGAGAAAGGACACCCTCAGAGAGCGTACCCGTGCTTGAGTATCGTTGGAGTTCGTTGAGCACGCGACGGAAATCGGGAAAATACATGGCGATCACGTTCGCCACAATCTTCGGTTCATGCGTGACATGCTCCGTCGTCAAAATCTCCATCGCGCGTTTGGCATAACGAGAGGCAACCGCCGACCGTTCCAGCTTTGGTATTTTGAAATCTACGAGGCTGCACCGCGAATGCAGAGGCGGAATGATGCGAGTCGGGAAGTTGGCCGTGAGGATGAATCCACACGTATGCGAGAACTCCTCGATGAATGCTCGTAGGGCGGGCTGGGTGGACGTAGGATGCAGGTAATCCGCTTCGTCAAGGATGACATACTTCCGCTGATCCGATAGGCTCAGCGACGACGCAAAGTCCTTAATCTTCGTGCGGATAACATCGATGCCATTCTCGTCGCTGGCATTGATGACCATGGCTTCCGCGTCAAGCTCGCGCACAATGGCCCGAGCGACGGTGGTCTTTCCCGTTCCTGCTTTGCCAGCCAAGAGCAGATTCGGGGTATCCTGCTGCGACAAAATCCCCTGAAGGCTTGCTTCCACGGACTGCGGAAGAATACACTCTTTCAAGGTTTGCGGGCGGTATTTCTCCACCCATACGAACTGTTCACGCGCAATCATAGTTTCTCCATTTGGTACACCTGCTCGGAATTGAACCGAGTCTGAACACTAATCTAGTGCGATGCGGTTTATAAGGCCGCCCGTGCAGCCGTACACTACAGGTGCGTGTTACTTGGTGGGTCCCGATCCTACGATATAGTAGCCCACGGGTTCCGTGGTGTTCTGGAAGAATCCATACTTACGGTCCGACAGAGAAATCTTGTAGTCGCCCGCGAGCAGCATCGCAATGAATTTCGTCTTGAACGAAATGGTCTTGGCGAAATTCGGTTGCACCACAACCGTGTCCTTGTCTGGCACCACATATTCATACATATGTGAGGACGGATTTTTCTCGTCCAGACCACGAAGCGTGACGACACCATCCGCGACCGTCACTGCGACTTCACCCGTTGGCGACAGCAAGCCCAGCACGGACACGGACTTGTTCAACTGCCCCAAGGCGGATGCAGACAGGGTAAACTCCACACCGAGGTTGTCGTTGCGGAGCTTGTTTCCTGGCTCATTGGGCGGGGGCGTCAGGATGGTGGTCGGGTCCGACATGCGATACTTCACCTTGGACCCACCGCTGCTGATGGACATGACGTTCTTCTCAAAGGTAATCGCGGGCTTGTTGAACAACGACAGCGTACCCAAGAAGGTATTCAGGTCGTAAATCCCCGTCTCCTGCGGCCAAGGGGCAGACAACGTAGCGAGCGCGAACAACGACTTTCCTTCCGCCACGGTCGCCTGTTCCTTGCCTGGCTGTAACAGAACTGAGTTCTGGATACCGGCAAAGTTCTTGAGGATCTGAATGGCCGAATCTGCGACCGTAAATGAGGCAACTGCTGTAGACATAATAACTCCTTCAAACGAGAATAACAAATTTCACTGCGGTTGTCAACTATTCATTCAGAATGGTTGGTCCGTCTCCGACGGCGACCGCTTGACTTTCCTTGAGATACGCTTCTAACCAAGGACATCCCTGGTAGTGTTGCGTGCTTACATTCCACCCGAGTTCATACGGATGTCCACAATGGTGGCATACGGTCAACCCTGTGCGTTCTGCCACATGCCATGGTGAGGCAGAGGCATTGATAATACTAGAGCTTGGTTTGTGCATTCTCTGGTCCTTTGTCGGGGCCGTAAGGACGGTCATCAAATTCGGGATGACTTTGTTCCCATTCAATCAAGAATGCTAGGTTGCACGCGGCGTGCCAGATGTGGTTCAGTCGCGTATCTTTATCATTCGTGTCGTCGGCCCACTGTAGTAAATGTCGTCCGCACGCATCATACGCACGGCTCCATGTCATACCTGCTTCCCAATTGCGCTCTGCATATTTCTTGGCGCCAATGGTAAGAATGCGCCCGACGGCCACAACCATAGAAACAGGGATCAGATCCGTGCGCAATCCTGGCTCATTCGTCTGCGCTTGCATCAATTCGAGCAGCCACTTGGGGTCCATCAAGGACAGTCGGGCTTTCCCATGATCGAATTTGACCCCACCTTTGGTGAGGTCATCGTTCACGCGCAAGGTTTCCAGCTTCACCTTATCCAGCGGGAGCACCGTTCCTGGTGCACTGCTGGGCCCAAATTCCACTCGTCCAACGGGCAGAGGAAGCGGCTGCCAGAAACCATCCCTCGCCTGCTCATACACGCCTGGTGCAGTGCGGTTGAGTGGCTTTCCTGCATGTTGGTTCTTCACTGTCGCATCTTCTTCATAGCTCATAGCTCATTATCCTCTTATGATTTTGGCCCCACCAACTCTGGTTGCGGTGGGCCGTCTCTCGTCACGATTTCTTCATGCGAGCGGGCGACCGGTGTCGTATGGTTTGACGCCGCTTGCGCGTGAGACAGTCGGGCCAAATCTTCCATCGTCCCTCCGAAGATATACGTACCCGTGTGCTTGAGCTTCATCCACGGGCAGAGAAACAGTTCGATGCCAATGTTGCGGCACCACTGACAGAACATGTAATCTTCCGAGAGGTAGCGTTTGGTCTTGGGGTCAATGACCGTATCAAAGTAGGCGTGGATTTCGCGCGATCCATCGAAGTGCACCGTGCGATTGTGATCGGGCTTGTACGAGAGTTCTGGGTAGGCTTCCTTGAACTTCGCGAACACCTCCCGTTGGATCATCATGAAGCCCGTGCCGATTTCCAACACAGGGACAGGCACATCCATACGGATTTCTGTCGTGCCAGGCACCGCGTTGAACACGTAGTCGCCGCAGAATTTCTCCAACTCCATTGGATTGGTTTCGGCGAAGCCGAGCTTGCAGGCGTCAAAGACCTTCTCCCAGGCAATGGTTTTCTTGGGATAGGGACCACCGATGATTGGCTTGTCGAAGGCGAGAAGGGCGAGCACGTCCATCGGATTGAAGTCGATGTCCGAGTCAATGAACAGGAGGTGAGTGGCGTCCGACCGAAGGAACTCATCAACCAGATAGTTGCGAGCGCGGGTAATGAGGGATTCATTGAACAAATAAAAGAACTGGCATTGGACGCCATACTTCATGCACAATGACACGAGGTCGAGGCACGCCTTGGAATACGTCCCATAGCACGCGCCCCCATACATCGGGGTTCCAATAAATAGCTTTCTTTTCTGCAACTCAGAAACCGCGATTTCGATCTTCGGCATAATATCTCACTCCATGAAACGTTAGTCTACCAATACATAGCGTCCGAAAATTGGGTGCCCCATGATGGGGCACCCTGCGGGGACGCAAACAATCGCGGCAATGTCCGAGGTGTGCAGAGAGACAAGTACCACGGTCGTCGGACGCGCTCAGACTTTATTTAGCTCCGCAATTGAAACGATTAGTCATCGTTTCCTGCGGCCTTCCATTCCTTCGGCGATAGAAAACCGGCGGCGGTTTTGCGGTCAGAAACGATACGCCACGCGATCTTTTCCATCTCATGTAATGGTGGAGTGCGCTTATCATCGTAGTCTGAACAGAATGTGACGGGCGAAGTCATAGCGATACGAGTACCGGCATAATGACACAATTGTAGCTCGTCATTCATACGCACACCCCGAACAATTTGTGCCCATCGGCAATGGGTACACAGACTTTCTGAGTGCATCCCCTGGGTGGCCTTTGCAATCTTGAGTGTGATACTCACAGAAGCACAACCTTTCGTTCTGGTAGATGGGGCCAAAAGAGGGTTCGTTCTGGCCAATACCGGTCAAAAATCCCGCGCATTCGTTCTCGTCCCACGGGGTTTGCACTATGCACTTCTGGTTTGTGTCGCGGCCAATTGCCCGTTTCCACGATCCACCGCGCAAGTTTCGTTCCGTCCAAGTTATGCGGACACCAGTGCATGAATGTCGTGGATGCCGTCTTCATGTCGCCGACATCCAAGCCCTTGGCATGGCAGTCTGCGCACGATCCCATATCATGGTCCAATGAGCAGTGGTTCACCTCTCCCGTTGCCAGGAGCACCATCGCTTCTTCAACCGTGCGGACCGTCGTATAGCCGACATACGGACAGATGCGCACGTCGTCCATGTAGAGATTGTTCATATTGCAAGTATAGCAGGGAACATCAGGAGTGTCAAGCAAAAACACAAAAAGCGGAAAGTTGGTGCGTACCAACCTTCCGCTCTTGTGACTTTCCCAATCCGACTGGCAGGTGGCCGTCCACTTGCGTGTTTTGCGCTTTTCAGTATCAACGGCGCGCCGCGCCTCATTGAAAAGCAAACCTATTAAGAATACAATTAAATTATTGAGGGAGGTTATCTACACATGGCAAGCCTCATTGGGAGTTAGAGGGAACATCTCATCATAAACGAACTAGGGACCACGCGGTCCCTAGCCTGTGCTCCACATTATTTAGCGGGGCGTGGTGCCCCGTCCCGTAAAGGATTAGCGGGTTGTGCCGCTACCGAACATCGCGAGACGCTGATTGACAGCGTTCTGGATGTCGTACACGTTCACCCACTGAGAGCCATTCTTGATGGCCTCATCGAGGACCGCAGCCGTGACCACGGCGCTCCGCTTGGCGGTGCCGAGACGGTACACCTTGATGGTGTCGCCGTTGCGCGTCACCTTGGTGTTGAGGTAAATCGGGAAGCCCGCCTTGCGGAGTTCCGAAATACGCTCGGAGACGCGGACGATACCGAAGCGGGCCTTGAGCTGGTCAGCCGTGAAATCGTAGCCGGTCTTGAGTGCCGCGAGAATCTTTGCATTCACGGGCGGGAAGTAGGTGGAGTTGCTCATAGTGTAGAAACCTTCAAAGACGCAGAGTTTGTTGTAGCGTAGACGGTGGCGTCCGATTCATCATGCACGCTAATCATGTATACAAGTCTAGCAAACTGTAGACACAATGTCAAGAGTTATTTACTGGTTAAATTACGAATGTGGTAGGTGACCAGTCACCCCACATGGATACGTTGTAGACACTTGTTTTACCAAGTGCCATGTGCTTGCCCCAACGCTGGCCTTCGTGGATGTGTCCGTGGACCATCACCTTCGGCTTTTGAATCTGCACCATTTGGCGCAGTTCAGGACATCCACACACATCCCCATTGTAGGCTTTATCCATCACACCATGCGCGGGGCTATGTGCGACGAGCACATCGAGGCCCGCAGGAATGTCAGCAAACCGCACCTTGCGGCCGGCACGGTCTAGTTGGAAATTCCAGTCTCCACAATGAGCGACCCAGGGGGTGAAATAGAACCGCTTGCCGTCGTGCTCCCACGCCTCATCAATGAACAGCCGTGTGTTGACGTGGCGCGGCATCCGCACAACCCAATCGTGGTTGCCTGCGGTAGCGAAAATATGTCTGGTTGGAAGGGTCTGTTCCCACTCATAATACTCGTCGTTCAACCAACGGGTCTGCTCCGCCCGCATAATCTCTACGTCGTTGCACGCACGCCGGTGCATGTCGGGGCAGATGTCTCCCGCAATCAGCAACACATCGCAGGGAGGAATGACAGGAAATCGCCCATGCAAGTCGGAAATGGCACAAATGAGCATAGATCAAGTATAGCAGATTGGTAAAGGAATGTCAAGAACTATTTGAACGAAATGCGCTGAATGGTAATCTCACATCCAGGGTGGATCGTTCTGAGATATGCCAATATAGCGGTC